TGTAACTCCAACTCCAGTAGAAACTACTCCTTGTCCGGAACCAACTCAGGAAGTTCCTAGAGAAATTACTATACCTGAACCAACTCCTTCGGTAATTGAAACTCCTTGTCCGGAACCAACTCAGGAAGTTCCTAGAGAAATTACTATCATTGAAACTCCAAGTCCAGTAGAAACTACCCCTTGTCCGGAACCAACTCCTACTGCAACAGAAACTACTGCAACAGAAACTACTTCAACAGAAACTACTTCAACAGAAACTACTGCAACAGAAACTACTACAACAGAAACTACTTCAACAGAAACTACTTCAACAGAAACTACTTCAACAGAAACTACTTCAACTATGACTTTAGAAACACCAAATTTGGTAAGAAGAAGATTGTGGTTTTAAAAAATCAAAAAATTAAAAAATCAAAAAATCGTGTTTATTAATTATTATAAATTTAATATTAATTAATAAATGTATGTATTATTTTTATTAACTTTTGTTAATGGTTTGTTTACGAGTATAAATTACAATACTGTATACGAGATGGCAGTTATGTCGCATAATGTATATTATAAAATGACTAGTACAAATTGGATAAATACAACATTGGATCAAGTTACCGATATAAGTTTATCAAATGATACTGTAAAAGCATATTTTTTTACAAACAAACAACGTAATATAGGCGTTATAGCATTTAAGGGAACGAGTTTATATTGGAATACATTAAATACGAGTAACACGAGTAACGCGAGTAACGCGAGTAACGCGAACTTGAATACTTGTAAAATTGAAAATAGTATAAAATCTACATCATCAAGTGATAAATACAATGATAATTTATTTTTTTCGTGTTGTTTTTATAAACAAAGTAGTTTATTTGAAAAATGCGAGTTATGCGACAACGTTGATAAATACACTTGTTGTAAACAATGTTATAATAACAGCTTAAATTATGAATTAAATTATATAAATATAGTAAAAAGTATAGTTGAAAAAGTAAAAGGTATGATCGATTTTGAAACGAGTACAATAATATTCACAGGGCATTCTTTAGGAGGTATTTTAGCAAGTGTATCAAGTATATTGTATAATAAACAAGCAATTGTATTTGAATCACCTGGTGATCGACATTATTTAAATTTAGTAAATAAATTAAAGAATACAAGGTACGATGAAAACACAAGGTACGATGAAAATATATATCATTTTGGACATAATGCAGATCCGATATATATGGGGAATTGTGGTAGTACTTGTTTTGCATTAGGTTATTATATTAATACTAAATGTCATAGTGGTTATACTTGTTTATATGATGCTAAAAAGAAACTTGGATACAGTGAATCTATATTAAATCATAGGATTGAATATATAATAAAACATGTAATACCAAATTGGGAACAAGATTTTCCAGAGTGTATTATAAGAGACGATTGTGAAGATTGTAAAGAATGGGTGTATATTTGATTAAACGATTAATTTTTGAAATACTTTTGCAAGTTTATTTTTAACAAAATGTTTATCCAAAGAATATTTTTCTATGCATTTTTCGTGTTTGTTTTTATATTTGTATTTGTTGTAAAAAATACTAAATATTTTTGTAACTAATGTATCATTTTTTACATTTCTATATTTGGAATAATTTTTTACAATTTCGTTGTAATATTTTATTTTACCATTGGATTTACCATTGGATTTACCATTTGATTTACTTTTATAATAATTTAAACGTTTTTTATAATAAGTGCGTTTAAAAACAAGAGTATCATTGCGTTTGAAATGGTGTAGTAATGTTTTTGAAAATTTTTCAGGTAATGGTAATTTTTTTATAGATGTTATAAATGTTAAAATGTCATAAAAATGGATTGATCTAGTTGTAATAAAACGAAGAGTATTTGTATAATGCCATGGTACGTATAATTTATTAGGAATCCATGCAAATCCAAAGTCTGATAATAAAAATACAAATCCAAGATTTGGTAAATAGAAATTGTGTCCATTTATTTTGTATACCCAATATCCACCGGGTGTAACCTTGTTTACTAGTATATTTCCTAAATGGAAATCTGTATGTATCATATTAAAATATCTTTTGATAGCCAAGAGTCCAACCATTATTTGGAATAATGCATTGTACCATAATTCATCAGAGTGTTCTTGTTTACTCCATGAATAAAAATCACCATACGTGGCATATTCATTATATAATCTTATCTTGTTATTTTCATAATCCCAGTTGTAATTTAAAATATAATGTGGGCAGATTTTTTGAAATACAAGTTGGTTAGTTAAAGTATTAGATATTATTTCTATTAAACTTGGTTTATTATAAGAATCGGTACTATGAAATAATTTATATACATGTTTGGGAACTGTATTTAACATTGTTTCGTGTATATTTTTTTGATACTGTATACGTTTCAAATTTATTGTTTTTATTACAAAAAATCCAACGAGAGATCTTATTTGTTTGTATAAATACCCCCCTTTATTTTTAAAACTAGACCCCCCTTTATTTTTAAAACTAGATTTGTATACTGTGCCTTCAATTCCAGATGATAATATTTTTTTATTAAACATTGATTGGTTAGTTGTGTAAACGTAATTTTTATATTTATCCTTTAACAAGTATAATTTTTCATAATATTTCATATAATCTAAATATTTCTTAGTTCTTGATACAGTTTCCATTATATTATATTTAGAATAAAAAGTTTTAAAAAGTTTTAAAAAGTTTATTAATTAATCATATGTTACATTATTTCCAACAACATATTTCAAATGATAATATAAAATGAGAGCGAGAATAGATTGAGATCTATTTTGTGTAACACTATATGCCATACCTATAGAAATAAATATAAATAATAAATGTGTTTGCATAAAATCACGTTGTAATATTGTAGTTTTTAAACCTGTATCTTGACTTAAAATTTGTATGATAGCATATGACCCAAGAATATTTAAAATTTGTTTTATAGTATCATTATATGCTGGATCTACTCCCATATTTTTTAAAGAAAAACTACTGTATCTAATATCATAATAAATCATGGATAAAAGAGGTAATGTTAAAATTGATTTTTTAATATATTGTTGATTATCACTTTTGTCAAAATATTTATCAAACAACTCATTTACTGTTTTATAATTATATATCATGTATACTTGTAAAAATAAAACAATCCATTGAAACAAATAAAATGGTACATAACCATAATTTTCTATTAATTTAGGAGCATCTGACATTATATATAAAGTATATAATATAAAATAAAATTTAAAAAATTTTAAAAAAACGTTTATAAGTTGGTTCAAAGTTAATACGTAAACCGTATGTAAATACTTGGTAGCGTTTTGATAATAAATAATTGCAAATATATTCAAATTGTTTTTGATTACCTTGCCGAGCCGAAACATTTGGTAAGGTACCTTGCCGAGCCGAAACATTTGGTAAGGTACCTATGTTTTCTGGTATTTCTGGTAAATGAATATGATTATTATCTATTAGGACCTTTAATAATGCTGCTGTTAAAATTGCACTTCTTTGTTTACCCATATGACAATGAATCAAAATTTTTTTATTTTCAATAGTGTATTTTTGTAATAACATTGGTATAGCTATTTTTAAATATTTTTCCATTAGTATAAAATCTCGTTCTAGTAAACTATCATTTACAGGAATTCTATATGTCTCTATATTTAAAGACTTTTCATTGTTTATAAAAGGAATGTTTGGTGTACAATTAATAATTAAATCAATTTTGTTTTGCTTTAAAAAATCAATATCTAGAGCTGCTTTATAATTGCCTAACCATAATCCTGGTATTATTTCATCGACACTAATGTCTGTATAAATAAAATCGTAAAGGATGTTGTATATATAATATAGCATATATATAATGAAAATAAATAAAAATTGAGAAACTTTTTATTTATTGTATTATTGCAATATGAAAGCAAAAGTAAAATATATAATTGAAAAGCAAAATACATCAACTGCCACAGGATCTGAATATCCAGATGATCCAGACGAGTATTATTCGGATACAGAAAATACAGAAAATACAGAAAATACAACAACTATTACTACGGTACAAAAACAAAAACAAAAACAAAAACAACAAAAAGTTGTTTATAAAAGTTTAATAGAATCAAATTATAAAAAGCCAATTAATGGAAGTCGTCAAGATAATTTTACAAGAGATGATATTTTAAAAAGGTTAGAAAATTGTGTTTCATTAAAATCGATTCAGGATAAACAAATACTAGAAGAATTGCCTATTTTCAAGACTTGGATCAAATATTATAATACAACTACTAGACAATTTCGTACAGGTGGTTTATTAATGAAGGTGATGTTTCCAGATTATATAATGCTTATAAATACTGCTCAAAATATTACTTGGAGTGTTCAATTAAAAGACAATATTATATATATACCTGATCAAACAATCGTAAAACAAACACAAAAACAAAAACAACAAGCTGATCGTAAAGAAGCAATGAAAGAAGAAATGATAAAAGAAAAATTGTATGATATGTATAAACGTGGAAAATTAGCAGCTAAAAAATAAATTGATTCTTTATTTAAATAAATAGTTATTATATTAGATAAGAATCATATGGTAAACAAAAGATTTCAAAAGGAAATAAGACAATTGTATTTACAACAAACTCAAAGAGAATTGATACAAAACGATTATATAGTTCATTATGATGAAAACGACGTTGATCGTCTTTTTGCTATTATTAAAGCCCCTCTTGATAGTGTTTATAGGCATAAATTTGTTCGTTTAAATTTTAAAATACCAGATAATTATCCTCATTCTCCACCAGAAGTTACATTTGTAAATTACGATGGTGTTCGTATACATCCAAACATGTATGAAAATGGTAAATGTTGTGCGACTATTTTAAATACATGGGGTGATAGTAAATTTGAAAAATGGACATCTAGTATGGGTATAGAAACTATCTTGTTAACATTTCATTCTTTTTTAGATAATAATCCTTACATGTATGAACCAGGAGGAAGAGATGATCCTAGTTATACTGTATACGTGATGTATCAAAGTTGGGTTTCTTGTTTGATACGATACTTGCAACAAGAAAAGATAGAAACATTTAATAATTTTATTCACAACTATATGATGGTTAATATAGATTCTATATTTATAGATTTATCTGTGTCAAATGAAACTTATCCAGCTGGATATTATGAAAGTAGATGTTTTGAAATAGATAGATATTCAATAGATTATGATAGAATATCAGTTACTTTACAAAATTATTATAATTATATTGATTTTGCAGAAAATTTTAATGAGCAATCCGATGAAGATATAACATTTGAAGATTTCATAAATAGAGAATATAATTGCTGTATTTGCTATGACACTAACGACACTAACGACACTAATGACACTAACGACACTAACGACACTAACAACACCCAATTTCGATTACATTGTAATCACGTGTTTCATAAAGATTGTTTACAAAGTCACGTTGATGCGAATAATAATATTTGTCCAATGTGTAGAACAGAATTAAACACGCAAGATACAATACAATTAAGTAATGTTCAAGTTCAAGTTCAAGGTCAAGTTCAAGGTCAAGTTCAAGGTGTGTGGATAATAAATCCATTAACTAGAAGACGTGTAAAGATAGGTAGTAGGACTTGGAAGTATTTGCGAGAAAATGATGTAATATAAGGGGGGGCAACGTTGATGTATCGGTCTAAGGGACGTAATCAAAGTTGATGTAATCATTTATATTTACATTATCATGTGTTTTGTTTAATTCATCTATAAAAATTTCATAATAATTTGGCAATGCTTTGTATGATATTATTTCTTCAAAGATTAATTTAAAATCACGTTTATAAAAGATTGCATTCATAAAATATAGTCTGATAAGATTACGGAGTCTTGTTTCAATTTGTGATTTATTTTCTATAAAATATTGCAAATTATATTTATTAATATGCATCATAACTCGTGAAGGTAATACACCAAGTGTTTGTATATATGTTAAAAAACGTTTAATAGTTGAATCAATTTGTTGAGGTGTTTCTTTTGTAATAATTTCATTAATTGTTTGTGATATGTTTTTTCCAATTGGTACAAAATTAAAATTTAGAATTCTTACCATTATAAAATATAAACTCCAAGCAAGACAATGTCCAGCACTAGCGTTGTAAATACCTTGTATTGTTTGGGCTCCAATAGGGCAACTATTTGATACATTTACAAAAGAATAATTATCTATACTAGAAAATGATGTTTTTAGAAAGTTTTCTAAAATTTGTGGTATTTGTATAAAGTCAGAATATGCATGTCCTAAAGTAATTCCATGTGGTTCGTAAAATTCTATAGTTTTCCAAGTATTATCTATAATAATTAAATTGGAATGCGCTGTGTGGACGTTCTGGTTTACATCTTCTTTACTTAAATCTAGATTATATTCTTGCTGGATATTTAAGAAATCCAGTCTGACTGGTAAGATTATTATACCACTAGCATTATTATTTATACAATTTTGTATTTGAATCATTATATCATTTGATATGTCTATTTGAAATGTTATCAAATTTAAATGTATAAAGAATTCTTCTATTTTATTAAAAAATATTGTACAAACTTTTGCACCAGATTGTGATAAAATATTAAAATTAAATAACAGCAAATCTAAACATTCTGAAAATGTCGTATCATCCAGTACGTTTATATTAGATAATTTTAAATTATCTAATTTTGGTAATACAATTGTATTTGAGTCTTTATCTGTTATCTCAGAATATGGATTGTATGGATCTACATATTTTACATTTGTAATGACTTGTGGGGGTATTATATATTGTGAAAAATCATCTGTATATAAATCGGAAAAGGTATCAGACATACTTGTATATTATAAATATAAAAAAAACTCAATTTAATATTTTATATTTCTTTGCATAATTATCTAAATCTTTTATTCTTTTGCATAATTATATTATAATGTCTCTTGTAAATAACAGCGATAACATATATAACAATGATAACAGCGATAACAGTGATAACAGCGATAACAGTGATAACAGCGATAACAATGACAATACAGATAACATATATAACGTTGATAATACAGATAACAATGATAACGTTGATAATATAGATAACATATATAACAACAATAACGCTTGTAAATTTTATTTGATAAGTATCAAAGAAATAAAAGATTTAGATAATATGTTAAAATTAAAACCTCAAAATAAAATTGAAAAGGCAATTTTTAAATATAAAAATAAAATTTCAAAATTCAATTCAAATGCTTACAAATACGGGAATGGATGGTTTGATTATTGGCTTATCAAAAGGGTAGTTAAGAAATTAAATGTTATATTGATTGAATATAATATTCAAGTAATCTTGTAAGATCTTGTAAGATCTTGTTTAAATTATATTAATTTTACCTTGCCCGCTAAAGTTAATCTTATAATTGCAACCATTTTTATTAAGTTCAATAACAATTTGATTATATGCTTGACAAGCTTGTAATTCTGTGTTAAAAGTTCCAATGTGTATTTTTTTTCTATTTAGCATATAGTCTTCATCCTTATATAAATTTTAACTTTAAATTAAAATTTGTAAAAAATAACAAAACTTTGTAAATTATGTTTAATCGTCTTGTTTATAACCAACGATATCACCTTGTCTTGAAACAATGACTTTAAGCTTGCGTGTTTTTGCAAATTTACGTTTTAATTTATCAAATTCTTCCTTGTCTTTATCATCTTCTTCTTCGTAACGTTCGTTGTAATTTGTCGAGTGAAATTTCCACAATTGAGAATGTCCTACTCGAAAATTACTGTGTGCTTCAGCTTTATACCAAAAAACTTGTTCTCGTAAATCAGAGGTATTACCCGACGTTTTTATGACCAGGCATTCGTGGTTTTGTGTACAAGCATCTAATATGTTACAATAATGCTCGAAGCTCGGGATCATACCAGCATAAGCGTCATAGATTCTTTTTCTATTAGCAACAGATGGTTCGTTGAATATAAATACGTAATCGATATTGCTTCTTAGTTCAGGTGGGATACCTTGTGCATATTGCATAGTTAGTATAAAAAGAAAGTTGTAATGTCTACCATTAAAAAAGATACTTTTGATAGTTTTTTCCTTTTTCCAATTTGCAGCATCGTGTAACATATCATCTAATACTATAAATAAATTATTACTTTGATGTTTTCCTGTTTCTGAAAGACCTTTTCCTTTTGCCTCTCTTATTTTACGTTTTTGTCTATTCATTATACTTTCGATTAAATCAGGGTCGTATTCAGAATGTATAAAACAATCTGGAATGAAATCTCCGAAAAATGGAGATGCTTCTTCTGTACCAGAAAAAACTACACCTGATGGTATCTCTCGGTGGTGGAAAAAGATGTCTCTTGCTAGAAAACTTTTGCCGCTCCGCCTTTTTCCGAGTATAAGTATTGTAGCATCTGGTAAAATACTTTTAATTTTAAATTTACGAAGTGAAAGTTTTTCAAAATCGTTGATAAGCATAGTTAATTATATACGTTTAAATTTATTTTAATTTTAAACGTGTTAAAAAAGTGATTTTAAATAATATATATATATTAATAATGAGACAATACACTATTGTAACGCAAACAGAAACAAGACAATTAAATCGCAGCTTAAATTTTGATAAAGCGTCACAACTTGTAAAATTTAATAATCAAGTTGTATGTTATTATTACTATTATAAACCTATAAATATTTGTAAATCCGGTATTAATTACGCCCTAAGTTATGTAAAACGAGTATCCAATATTATAAAAAAGATAAAAAGATAAAAAGAATAAGATAAAAAGAATAAGATAAAAAGAATAAGATAAAAAGAATAAGATAAAAAGAATAAGATAAAAAGAATAAGATAAAAAGAATAAGATATACGTTATTTAATACATTTTCCTTTTTTATTTGTAATTTGTTTTTTTGGTATACCTGTAATAGCATTTATACACATCAATCCGCTGTCTCCCATATCGTCTTTCTTTGTATGTGATAAGAATATCGGTAACCATTTTTCTCGTTGTTCTTTTGAAAATTTATTTTCTAAAAACCAACGTATATACTGAACACTTAAAAATTTTCTCTGAGCATATTTACCTTTTAATTTACACTCAATTTGCGGGCCTGTATAAGCACGTAATTTTTGGGATGCTCTAATAAATCTAATAGGAATAGTGTTTTTATACAATTCAACAAATTTACCATAAAGTATATGACTTACAAATAATGATTTAGGATTACACTTCGGTTGCAATTCTATAAGAATACTCGTTAATGTTTTAAATACAGGATTTTGATCATATATTTCTTGTAATCTGTTTATAAAAGTATTAGCTATATCTTGTAAAAGATAATCATCAATACTTTTCTTTTTAAAATCATTAAGTTTTGTTTTCTTGATTTCTTTAGGGAAATGCGTCTTACAAGTATAAATAAACTTTTCATCACCCTTATCATCTTTATCGTCTTTACCATCTTTGTCGTCTTTACCATTCTTATCATTCTTATATTTCATACAACATTTTCTACCACATACTTTACCATTTTTAAATAAACCTTGACAATTATAATCATCACCATCTAATATATTAAATGTATCCCATAGTAAAATATTATATTCAGAATTCATTATACACAGTGACAAATTTCTCAAGCCTGGATCGCAACAAAGTGTTATCATCTAATATAATGTAATTTAAAAATTAAAAAATTTTAACTTAATAAGTAAAATAGAAATCAATCAAATAAACATATTTGGCGATTTTGATATTATAAGTAAAATGTTTTAAATTTAATTGCGCAATTCGTATAAATCTGTATATAAACAACAAAAATTAACCCAGTCATTATAAGAAACAGAATATTTAAATGTAGATCTTAGAAATTTATCAATGTCATTATAAGATATTTGCAATTCATTATGGTAGTATTCTGAAAAATTATTACACGTATTTTTGTTTTTATATGTAAATGTAAATTTGTTTTTTAATATACATTTTTCAATGATATATTCTGTCAAGTGATAAGAAACTAGGTAACTTAAAAAAAATGGTGATGACATGTGAAATCTTTGTTTAATAGATTCGTATAAATCTATAACATCATCTGTTTTACGGTAAAGAAAAATATCTATGGTATTGTTAATGTCTTCTTCAAAATCACTTGTATAATAATCGTAATCCATATGACAGGTATTTTTACATGAATTGTAATGTAAAATATTTTTAAATAAAAAAACTATTTATTTTAGGTGTTTTTTCAATTTTTAAACATTAAATTTTTTTATTTTATTATACTATATTAAAACAAAACTATGGCTAATATTTTAGAACTCATTCAATCAAATGATATGATTAAAGTAGCATTGATCTTACTTGGAGTATACATTTTTTTTAATTATACGAAATGGGGTACTAAAAGAACAGAAAAGATGCAAAATTATTATGGAATTATGCCTGAACAATTAGAAAATGTTCAAGGTGAAGAAAAACCTCTTGCAGAACCCGAACTACAAACAATTGAACAAGAACAGATTGGTAAAAATGCCGAACAAGAACAGATTGATAAAATTGTAGCTGGAGAAGATCAAGTTAAAGCTGATGATTTATTGCCAAAATACGATGCTGAAAATGAATTTGCAAAGGAAAATCCTGTTTCTAAATTATTAAAGGAACAAAACTTCTTAATCAGTGGATATCACGTTGGAATCAATACAGTTATGCAATCTAACAAAATTCCTTATCACGATATTCGATCGCTACCTCCTATTCCAAAAGAAAATGCAGGACCTTGGAATCAAAGCAGTTACGAACAAAGTCCTGCTCAAATGAGAAGATTCTTTGAAATCGGTGTATAATACATCAAACATAAATAATAATTCTAGCAAAAAAAACAATTATAAAATTCTTAATGAAATTTATTTATCATTAAGAGCAATTAAAGACAAGCAATTTAACAAATGTAATTTTTATTTGTTTGGTAATGCGCAAGTTTTTGCACGTTTTGAACATACAGCTCTTATGCTTTCATATTTATCTAATACTTCTTCAAATGAAGGCGAAGGTGTGGTGACAAATGTTTTTTGACGAAAAGTTTGTAAATTTTTATAATATATTCTTTTGGATTCGTCTGATAGTTTAGAACTTGGTTTAGAATGATATAATTTTTTTAGGCGTTTTTTTTCATCGTTATAACATTTTTGTTCTTGTGCTATTAATTTTTGATTGACTTTGTTTCTGATTTCATATAGCCATTTCATAAGATCTATTCTACCAGATAAAAAATTATCTATTGGTATTTCTTTGCAAAACTCTTGAAATGATTGTCTGCAAAAAATACAAGGCATTGTATAACCTAAACTTAACAACATGTTTTTAAAATGACGTCTTATTATACGGTGCTCTTTATTATTATTATCTAATTTTACAGGATATCCGCCCATTATACATGAAAATAAAAAGTACCAACCACTAGGCCCCCAAGATTTGGTAGATAAACCAGATGTTGAATTATATTTTGAAAAGTCTTTCATATAAAATACTGTTTAAAAAAAGTTTTATTAATTAAGGTAAAAAATCAATTAAAAAACCTGGACATATATAAAAGAATATGTATAACAATTCGACCGGAGATATTGATATTGGTAATTTAAATATAAATAATACAAATAATAAAAATAATAAAAATAATACAAATAATACAAAACAACTTTTAGATGTGTATTATTATATAGATTTAGACGATACACAAGATAAAGAATATATAACGCGTTGTTTAAAATTAAATATTATAGTTAATCAAAAACATTTTGAACTCGATAAATTCGAATATTGTAATATAAATATACTAACAAACGAAGATGATGTGATAAAACGAGGTCTTTTAACTTTTAACAAGATGTTTAAACAATTAAAACTTAAGGGTAATAATAAAATTTGGTTTGTTTATATTTCTCGGGGAGATATAAAACAAATATATAAACAAGCATTTGTAACATTGGTAAATAAAAATCCTAGTATTAAGTCTTCTTCTTATGCTATAAATAAAAGCGATATAATAATCAACAAAACCGATGATAAATATCTTAAATTAAATGTTATAAAAGAAATAAACAAAACTTTTATAGAACTTTTTTGTTCTGAAAACAATATAACTTATACTAATTTATTTGAAACTTAATCTATTTTTATAAAATGTTCTATAGGAAATCTTATGTTATTACTTGAAGATATTGCGTGTAAAAATATAATCGCAGAATTTTGGTCTTTTCTGTATTCTCTAATGTCTCCAACGTATCCTTTATAAATATTTAAATTACTATTTTTTAAGTATATTATTTTTACAAAATCACCTCGTTTGATGTTTTTGTATACTGTGATTTCTTGATTCTGCTGTTGTTGGTTGTCTTGGTCTTGTGTTTGGTCTTGTATTTGGTCTTGTATTTGGTCTTGTATTTGGTCTTGTATTTGGTCTTGGTCTTGGTCTTGGTCTTGTGTTTTTACAATATTTTTTTTGTTGGGTTTTTTATTAGTAGTGTCGGATGAGTTTTGTAAAAATTGAAAAAAGTCCATAGTTATACAAATTTAAAAATAAAAGTATTTAGTTTTTAAATTAAAAATGTTTTATTTATACTTGTTATGTTTTGTTAGTATTTTGTATTATAGGAAATTTTTAATCCGAAAGATTTTTAAATTATTTGTAAAGTTAATGAAGTGGAAAATTGACAATTTTAATTATATAAAACAAGATTGTTTTACATCGACTAGATGTGATATTGTAGGTAAATATAATATACAAAGATATGATGTTGTACATAATAACAAGACTCACAATATAATATTTGTAAACGAAACTGGGAACGAAAGTGAAACTGGGAACGAAATAAACGATTTTAGATCAAATATAGATAATTATTTATTAAATAAAAACATGATAGTTCATTGTAGTATAACTGAAAAAGTAACTGAAAAAGTAACTGAAAAAGTAACTGAAAAAGTAACTGAAACTGTAACTGAAAAAGTAACTGAAACTGTAACTGAAAAAGCAACTGAAAAAGTAACTGAAACTGGCAAAGATGATATTATAGATACAACGGAAGAATTTAGAAAATTTTGTTATTATTATGAAAAAGGGGTTATATTATTACCTTTTTTTAATCATATTCAGAATTATGTTAGGAATAAAGGTGACAATGATATAAATATTTTTGATTATGATTTTACAATTTATTTAAATGATTCTGAATTTACAGAATATACGTATAGTATTCGAGACATTTTACATTGTAGTTTTGATATGTTGTTTGAATCAAAAAAATTTATATAATGATTATTTTGTTTATTATTTTGTTTAATGTGAAAAAAAATAATAAAAATATAATACAAGTGTTTTGGATGAAAAGAACAATAAAACAATTAATATTAAGTGGTGGTGGTGTAAAGGGGATTGCGTATATAGGTGCTTTTAAATACATTGATGAATTGATACAAAAAAGAATATTGGAGGAAAAATTAGGGGGTTTTGATAAAGAAAAGTGTATGATTCCAGAGTTTGATATAAAAGAAGTGTGTTGTGTATCAGTTGGTAGTATTGTGGGGTTATTATATATATTAGGATATACATATGAAGAATTTTTAGATGAAATAATCACAAAAGATTTACATAATCTTAAAGATTTTAAAATAAGAAATTTTTTAAATAAATATGGTCTTGATAGTGGCAAAATGATTATAAATTGGATAGAGACATTAATTATTAAAAAGGGTTATTCTAAAGATTTGACGTTAAAGGATATTTGGGATTTGTTGGGAGTAAATTTCAGGGTAGTTGCTAGTAATTTAAATAAATACGAATTGGATATTTTTGATTATAAAAAGAATCCGGATTTAAAGGTTGTGAAGGCTATTAGAATGTCTATAAGTATACCTCTAATTTTTTCTGTGGAAAGGTATCAAAATACAATATATGTGGATGGTGGTATAATAAATAACTTTCCTATAAAAATATATGAAAATGAATTGGATACTTTATTGGGATTAAAGTTGGTAACAAGAGGGGAATTTACAAGTCATATAATAGATGAAAAGATTGATACGTTTGACAATTATTTATTTCATTTAATGACTTGTTTTTTAGTTCAAAAAGAAAAGGAAACTACATTATCGTATAAATATATTGATCATACAATTTGTATAGAAGCACAAAGTGTTACACACACAGTTAATTTTTCTTTAAGTGAAGATGATAAGCGTCGTTTAATTGAAATCGGTTATGAATCTGCTAGTAATTATTTTAAAAATGTTATTGAAGAATAATTATTTTCGTGATATAATATTAGAGAATATTAGAGAATATGAATGAGGATTATGAAGTCATTAAACAAATAGGACGGGGTTCCTTTTCTAATGTATATTTGTGCAAACAGGAAATTCCATTATTTATAAGTGAATCGGATCATCACGATGAATTATTTATAATTAAAGAAATTAATATAAATAAACTAGTAAAAAGTTATATTTTAAAAAATGGTGGTAGTAATGTTAAGAGGGTATCTCGTAAGGTAGGAAGCGTAAAAGAAAACAATGATAATATAGGAGTTAATATAACTCCTTATGAAACCGATGATGTTTTGGATAATGCTGAACAAAATTATTATTATAAAAGATTACAGGAATTAATAGAAAGCGAAATAGAAATATTATCAAATTTGGATCATCAAAATGTAATAAAATTTTATGGGTATACCCATCAACATGGTATTTATTATTTACGTATGGAATATTGTAATGGAGGTGATGTATACGAATTTTTAAAGGAAACTTCGACGGTTTCCAAGTTTAATTTGTTAATAGATAGAAATAGTTCAGGTGGTTTTACAAATACATTTTTGTATGAATTTTGTTGTCAAATTGTAAATGGATTGGATTATATTCACAACAAAAATATTATACATAGAGACATAAAGTTACATAATATATTGATTAAAAATGTTAATAATAAACTAGAATTTAAAATATCAGATTTTGGATTTGCTTGTTATGATTTGTCAGATTTGTCAGATTTAGCAGATCAAGAAAAACCCATTAGTGAATCAATGTGTAAAAAATATTACAAGTTGTGTGGTACGCCATATTATATGGCTCCGGAAATCATTTTAAATATTAATAATATGGAAAATATAACATCTTATAAAAATGGTAGACCTAACATAGTTTCTGATCTTAAAAAAACTTTTATTTATAATAAAGGAATAGACATATGGAGTTTGGGGGTATGCATATATGAATTGATGTTTAATATACTACCATTTTCAAACATTAAAAACATTAATGATTTGGAACGTTTTTACAGTTTGGAAACCATTCAGGAAATAATGGATAAAAAGATTAACAGAAGAAGTTGTTTAAAACCAGATTTTAAAAATATGTTGTTATCAATATTAAAAATAGATAAAACCCAAAGATGTTCTGTTTCAGATATAGATTTTTTTTTAAAAAAGTGTAATGGAATAAGTGGTTTGATAAACGATAAAAACCAAGAACAAATAAATATACAAGATATTGTAAATTGTAGGGAAAATATGTTTGTAAAAAATGAAGATATGAAGCAGCATATTATTAAAAATCCAGTTATAAAAGAATCCAAAATAAATAACGAATTGAATTTGTCTTGGGAAAAGATTAACAAGTCGAGTTCATTGATAATGAAAATGAGTGTACAGGGTGGTTTTTTAAAATGGTTATTTAATAAAAAATAATAAATTTTTGGGTGAACCGTTATATTAGTGATAAAGTTAGTAATTTTATATTACTATTTTATATCTGGTATAATTTTACATCGTATATTTTGTGTAAATACTACTATAAACAAGTATATTTTGTGTAAATACTACTATAAACAAGTATATTTTGTGTAAATACTACTATAAACACGTATATTTTGTGTAAATACTACTATAAACACGTATATTTTGTGTAAATACTACTATAAACAAGTATATTTTTGGGGTAGTTTAAAATATTTTAGAAAATACTACTATAAACAAGTATATTTTTGGGGTAGTTTAAAATATTTTGTGTAAATACTACTATAAACAAGTATATTTTTGGGGTAGTTTAAAATATTTTAGAAAATTAATATCATAGTGTATATTAAAGAATGGTTAAATTTCCGTATTATATAATCATTGGATCAATTGTTTTGCATTTTTTATGTACTCGTTTTGTATGGGAAACTGGTACGTTACATTACACAATTAATAACAGTACAAATATTTATGATATAATTCATAATAATACTCTTGATTATTCGAGATTTAATTATACAAAAAATTGGTACTTGTTATTGTTTATAATTCCAGTAGTTTTAAATACTAGTTTGATAACAAACAATATCGTGTTGGAATTTGTAATCAAATTTTGCATCATATTAATATTTCGAAGTATATTTATGATAACAACAATTTTGCCTAAACAAAATGGATGTTCAGTAAAGAGTTTATCATTGTTTGATATGACGATAGGTGGTACGTGTTATGATAAGATTTTGTCTGGACATTTTGCATTTGGTTTGCTATTAACATTAATAATGTTCAAGTATGATTTTATAAAACCTAAATATTATTATTATTTTGTAGTACTTAACGTTATTCACGCAATTATACTAACAGTTACAAGATCTCATTATACATTAGATGTAATATTGGCTTTATGTGTAACATTAATGGTTCATTATACACCTTACAAACACTTAGGCAACACATCGGTTAGGCAACAACACAACATCCGAATTTAATTAAAAAAATACATTTTTCATTTAAACTAGGAAATATATATATTCTATTTTATATAATCAAACGTTTTTTTTTTATATAAAATATAATACGTAGGTTTAATGAAAAGTTCAGAAATTATTTTTTTAGAAATAATAAAATATGTTATGGAAAATAAAAATGATTGTATAGACAATTCTGAAATTATTTCTGTACACGCTGTTAATTATTATAAAACTCATTTTTTAAGTAATACTTGTAATTATGTATACAGTTCTGAAATAGTGATAGATGAGGCGACTGGTATAGGTTTGTATTTTTATTTTTCAAATAAGAGGAGTTATTTAGGATTATATAAAGATAATATGTCAGATCTTGACTTTTCACGATTTCAATATTATTTATTAAAATATAGTGAAAAGATTTTCTTTAAATATCGTTTACACGAGTTAATTTATGGTTTGAATAATGAAGAAATCTAAGGTTTTTTTAAACTGGTTGTATACGCGTATTTTTTATTAGGTTAATTATGAAAATTTTTTTTCTTTTTGTATATTATAAAAACAAAAAACAATGGGTGGTGGATTAATGCAATTAGTAGCCTTGTAATTCCATAGGGCTAAATAGTCAGCTACCTTTATAGTACCGTATTAATTATAAAGGGAAAATAGTATAAAATACGGATGTAAATTAATTACATATAATTTACATATATAACTGGCTAGTGAAATTTAAATTTAAATAAAATTAAATTTTGCGACATTTTCAAATTGCGGGAAACTCCTTAGAGCCTTTGCTACCACTTTATTTTAGAAATATTATAAAGGAACACGGTTAATAGCCGTACCCAATGGTAAAAATGCAAAGGATTGGACAATCCGCAGGAAAGCTCCTAAAATTAAAGGAGATTCTTCAGAGACTAAATGAAAATGGGCGAATTGTATTCGCTTAAGATATAGTCCGGCTTTTAGTGAAAACTAAAGGATAAACCGATGGAGCTCAGGATATTTACCTTACTGGTGGAAATTGCCAGAGAAAGTAGTCAATTAAAATTGTTACTACTAGTGAATTTAATTTATATTAGATTTGCGACACTTTCAAATTGCTGGGACACCCTTAGAGCTAAAACTACCAAGGATATTTGAGAAATCTATATCTGGCCAAGATAAAACTTGGGTAGTGGCGTAAGCCACAAAGAAATTTAAACTGCAAATGTTAAATTTCTTTCGGTGATAATGTTTTAGATTGGGCAATCAGCAGCCAAGCGCCCTACCAAATAATTTGCGGGCGAAGGTTCAACGACTAAATGTTAGTGGGTGAAATTTAAATTTTGCTTAAGATATAGTCTAGTCCCTAATTTCCATATAGAAATTTAAATACATCGAAAGATGGGGTATATTACGAATCCTCAAATTACTTTTTTCAAAGTTGTCTATCGGAGACATACGAATTTTGCCATTGAATCTATTGAACAGACCTTTAATGGAACTGTAGATTTCGGTCGCAAAGTTTCTTGCACCGTTTCTCGCAACGGTGATCTTATTCACAAGGTCTACCTTCAAGCTGACCTTCCAGCATTGGGTCACGCTACCAGTATTAACTGGTATCCTTATGTTGGTCATAATTTGATTGAAGAAGTTTCTATTGAAATCGGAGGTCAAACTATTGATAAACATTATGGTTCTTGGTTAAACATCTGGAACGAACTTACTCAAACTGCTGAAAAGGAAGATGGTTACAAGACTATGGTAGGTAACACTGCCCTTTTAACATCAACTGATGCTGGTAACCCAGATAGCACCCCAGCTACTACTCTTTACATTCCTCTTCAATTCTGGTTCTGCAGAAACCCAGGACTTGCTCTTCCTCTTATTGCTCTACAATATCATGAAGTCAAGTTCAACATTACATTTGCTTCTTTAGCTAGTCTATGTGATGCTACTTCAACCGGAAGTCCTACTCTTAATGCTTCATTGTATGTTGATTATATCTATCTTGATACTGATGAACGTCGTCAATTTGCTCAAGTTCAACACGAATATCTCATTGAACAATTGCAATACACTGGAGCTGAATCAGTTGGATCTGGTGCTGTCAAGAGCAAGCTTGCTTTGAACCATCCTTGCAAGGAACTTGTTTGGGTTGTTCAACCTTCTGGAAATGAACCTGCTGCATTCGATAACGCTGGTGCTCAAACCGTTACCAGTGCTAAACTCCAACTTAATGGTCAAGACCGATTTGCAGAAAGACCTGGTGCTTACTTCAATCTTGTACAACCATACCAACATCATACCAACATTCCATCTGTTGGTATCTATGTTTACTCATTTGCTCTTAACCCAGAACAACATCAACCAAGTGGCACGGTTAACATGTCTCGTATCGACAATGCTACCCTTCAGCTCACCACTGCTGTTGCTGGATCCCTCAAGGTCTTTGCTGTAAACTACAACGTGTTTAATTTTTGGACACAAAAAGTAAATCGAGAAATTGATTTGCTAGTGGAATGTTTTTGACTATGTCAAAGATATTTCGCGACACTTTCAAACTGCGGGAACCTCCTTATAGCCTTCACTACCACTTTTATTTGGAAACATTTAAAAGGATCTCGGTTAATAGCCGAACCCGATGGTAAAAATGTGAAGGATTGGAAAATCCGCATCCAAGCGCCCTACCAAATAGTTTATAACTATTTGCGGGCGAAGGTTCAACGACTAAATGTTAGTGGGCTAATTCGTACGAATTTGCTTAAGATATAGTCTAGCCCCTTTTAAATTCACCGAAAGGTGGGGTATTTGCGAAGAATTATGGCTGGTGAACTACCCTCCTCACGCCAGCAAGAGTATATTCATAAAAAGAATATGCTAGTAGAATGTTTTTGACTATGTCAAAAATATTTTGCGACATTATCAAACTGCGGGAAACTCCTTAGAGCCTTCACTACCACTTTTATTTGGAAACATTTAAGAGGAACTCGGTTAATAGCCGAACCCAATGGTAAAAATGTGAAGGATTGGACAATCCGCATCCAAGTTCCTTACTGTCTTTTGACAAAGGAAAAGGTTCAACGACTAAATGGTAATGGGCTTAACAGCTTAAAATATAGTCTAGTCCCAATCTGAAAAGATGGGTATTAACGATGGGAGGCCTTGCTTACTCCAATTAAGTAAGCAAATAGTATCATACTTTATGATAAAACTTATAAAAACATTGAATTTTATTTAAAATATTAAATAAAAACAATCAAAAACAATATGGATACAAGTGAGAATTTTAAACAGTATTTATCAGGATTTTTTGACGGAGATGGTTCTATAACTGTAGAAAAGATGAAAGGCGGTTATACTTTAAGAATAAAATTTAGTCAATCAAATGAAAATTTTATAGATACAATAAGAAATTATTATCCATTTCTGAAAAAAACAGGTTATAAAAGAAATAATAATTCAAGAAAAGAATATCAATTACGTGCTGCTGGAATCCAAATTAAACCATTGGTTAAAGATTTATTAAAATATTCTATTTTAAAATATTCGCAATTAGCACAGGCAAACAACTTTTTCGAGTTAATAAATACTAGAAATAAAAATGACGAAAAGGAAAATATTTATTTGAAACTCAAAGAGTTAAAAAATATTAATGAAAATAAACCTTATGAAAGATTATCAATTCCTTATATCGCAGGTTTATTTGACGCAGAAGGGTCTATAGGTATTTATAACAAATCATTAAGAGTTAAATTAACTCAAAAATTAGATACTATTATTTTAAAAAAAATTTCAGAAATTTATAAAAATACAAATAATATTGATAATTATGCTATATCATTTTATGGTAAAAATTCATATGTGTTTTTAAATGAAA